ATGAATCTTCTAAATCTACCACCTGGTCTTTCAGCTATTCTTTGTCTAATATCTCTAGCTTCAGACCTCATTTGTCTACTAATTTTTCCTTCTTTAGTATTTTCTCTTAATAAATTTCTTTGCTCTTCTAGAGCCTTATTCATTTCTTTAATTCTTCCAGTTACATCTTTATATTCTTTCTCTGATATATCTAACTGTTTTCTTACACCAGTTAAAGTATCTAAATATCTTTCAATGGCACTAATAGTATTAGCAGGAGCAAAATTTAAAAGTGTTGATATATCTGCATTACTAAAACCTGTAACACCAGGAACATTTTTAGAACCCATTGCACCAAAAGTAGATGCTGTAATTTTTGCACTTTCATTAAATCTTTGAAGAGATTTAAGCTGTGCTGAAAAATTTAACTTTGTAAAACCAGCAGTAAATAACGCAAATTTTTCATTTGTAATACCAACAGAAGCAGCAACATCTTTCATTCTTGTTGCTAATTCTCGTGTTGATACAATACCCTTTCTATTTGCAGACTCAGAATTTAATAAACCTCTGGTATACTTTTCAAAATTATGTTGAGCAAGTTTTGTAGCTTCTGCAAGTTCTTTTGTTTTAGCAATCGCTGCATTTGAAAATGGACCACCAGATCCTGGGCCTTTACCTGTCTTTTTTGATAATTGATCTAATTCTTTCGTTAAAGATTTAACTTGACGATCAGCAGCAGTTAAATTCTTTTGTAATTTTACTAATTGTTCGTCTTTAGTCCTGACATTAATATTAATTCCGTACTCTGCTGCCATT